AACCCGCTCCAGCGGACGATCCTCCTCAACGAGTTCGAGGGTATGGCGGACCTTTTCGATTACACGCCGACGACTCCATTCGAGCCGGGGGCCGCCGACTTTGAGGTCAAGCTCCGGAGGCTCGGCCAGCGCATAACCGGCGTGAACGATTTCACGAGGGACCGGGTCGGCGAGGTCGTCCAGGCGGGGCTCACCCTGGGCCTGGGCCCTGACGCAATCGCCAACGGGGACGCCGAGACGGACTTCGGGGGGATCCGGGGACTCTACTCGGGCTTCGAGCAACACCGGGCCCAACTGATCGCCAGGACCGAAAGCGCCGCCGCTCTGGACCAGGCGAATACTCAGGTTTACGCCGGCCTGGGCGTCCTCCAATGCGACGTCCTGGGATGCGAGGATCGTCAGAAGATGCCGGGGCAAAAATGGGGATGCGGGGACAAGGGAATCCCGATCGCCGAGGCGGACACGGTCGAGTTCCATCCGAACCACAAGGGCGCGATAGTCCCTGTCCTGACGAGGTCCTCGGGGATGAACGGCCTCCGGGTCATGGCGAATCTGGACCGGGCCCTGACGGCCCCGTCGCGGTCGGGGGCCCTGGCCTCTTGACGCAAATTCCGTTTCGTGCTTTTATCTAATCATGAACTTGAAGGTCGGCGACACGGTCACGAGATTCTACGGTGCCAAGGCGGCCGAGGTTTCCGCCGATAAGAAAACCGTCAAGGGATGGATGAGCGTCGAAGAAGTCGACCGATACGACGAGGTCATGCTCGCCTCCGCCTTCTCCAAGAGCGTCCCCGAGTTTCTCGCCACGAATCCGATCATGCTCCTCAACCACGATAACCACGCATGGCCGATCGGCGGATGGGACAAGATGGAGGTCGTCGAGGGCAAGGGCCTATGGGGCGAGGGACATTTCGCCTCGACCGAGGAAGGCCAAAAAGCCGCCACGCTCTACGCCGAGAAAATCCTCCGAGGCTTTTCCGTTTCGTTCATCGTCCGCGGTCTCAGGGACGCGACTCCCGACGACGTCAAGAAATACGGCCCCCGGGTCCGTCGGCTGTTCACCGAGGTCGAGCTCTTGGAATCCTCCGGGGTCACGATCCCGGCGGTCCCTCACGCTCTCGCCGCCGGCATGGGCGGGGCCCGGGACAACGTCGCGGGGATGGCGGACTATCTCAAGGCGCTCGCCTCCGGACTCAAGGACGCGGCCCTGACGAAGACCGTTGAGGAGGTCCTGGCCAGGATGAGCGCCAACCTCGGGGCCGTGGTAAAGGACTACGAGGAACTCGTCGCGGCCCTGTCGCCCAAGCCGGAAGGCGCCGAGGGGGACGAGGACGAGCCTCCCGCAGACGAGCCGACGGAGTCGTCCTTCGGGGCGGCCTTGTCGAGCGCGATCCAGGCGGCCGTCAAGGCCGGAGCCGTCAAGGCCGACCTCGAGGCGGATCTTTGCGAAGGCGCCGGGATATCCGCCGAGCAACTGAAAGATTTCGTATCAGGACAGGACTTCCCGGTCAACGGGGACGTCGTCGATTCGATGGCGGCAATCTTGGGGACGTCGACGAAGGCCCTGGTCGACGCGCTGACGAAGGATGGAATCGGGGCCGAAGATTTGGGGATGGGCGACACGGAGACCAAGGGGATCTCGGCGGCGCTCGAACGCATGAACAAAGAATCGGACCTGGCCCTCGCGGGCCTCAAGTCCTTCAACTGAGGAGATAGAAATGACTCTCGCAGATCTCAAGAGGCAGATGGAGGAAATCGAAAAGAAGCACCAGGAGCTACTCGGCAACGTTCCCACGGCCGCCAAGCTGGAGGAACTCGTCGCGGCTCGCATCAAAGAGGCGATGGCGCTGACGGCCCCCTCCCCGGTCGCGAGCTCCAAGATCGTCTCCGACCGCCGGAAGGCGCTGGACTCGTTCCGGTTCATGCTCCTCCATTCGCCCAAGCAGTTCGACGAGGCGAAGGCCAAGGCCCTCAACGTCGCCGTCGGCGCCGATGGAGGCTTCCTGGTCCCCGAGGAGTTTAGCGCCGAGGTCGAGCGGAAGCTGATCGCCGCGACCCCGATCCGCGGCTTGGCCACGGTGATCTCGGGAGTCGGCCTCAAGGGCGGATCCGCAAAGGAAAAGAACACGATCACCCTGGAATGGGGATCCGAGAACACCGAGCCGGCGGAAAGCAACCCGACCTGGGACAATATGGTTTGGTCGCTGAACGTTCTCAAGGGCTTGGCTCGCATGAGCCGGGAGCTCGTGGACAACGCGGCGGTCGACGTGATCGCCTACCTGTCCACGCTGTACGCCGAACAGGCGGCCCTGTTCGAGAACCTCGCCTTCACGACCGGCAGCGGATCCGGACGCCCCCTGGGCTTCCGTAACGCGACCGGCCTCGGGACGATCCCTCAGAGCGGCCCGAACATCAACTACGCCAACGTCGCCAGCCTGTTCTTCGAGAACCCGTCGCAGTATCGGGCGAACTCGGCTTGGATGGCGCATGGCGACGTGATCGAGTTCCTGGCGAAGATCCTGGACGGCAACGGCCGCCCGATCTTCCTCCAGGACGACCTCATCGGGGGCCGGATGAACAACGATCGCGAGGATCCTCTCGTCGTCGGCTGGATCTTCCGGAAGCGCGTCTACGAGAACAACCACATGGCCGCGACCGAGCTGGGCTTCGGGGACTTCTCCTCCTACCGCATCTTTGAGAAGGGCGGCATGGAAGTCGAATCCACGGACATCGGCGCCGGGGCGTTCGAGAAACACCAGATCGCCGTCAAGATGATCAAGTACCTGGACGGCAAGGTGGGGATCGCCGACCGGATCAAGATCCTGACGGGCGTGACCGCCCCCTAAGTAATCGGGGCGCTGTAGCACCGGCCCCCCTGGGCGGATCCCGGGGGGGCCTAGACTTCGCGGGTAGTAGATGGCCGGAACGGGAACCGAAACTTGGAGGATCAGATTATGGCTATGGGCGCGACGGGGGTACAGGGCGGGGGGCATCTCGGAGAACAGATCAAGCCGGTCGAGGCGCTGCCGTCTCAGGTCTTGGCGGGAAGCGCAAACGGGACGGACATCGACCGCTTCAAATACAACGTCGGGGAAGCCGTCATAAACATCGGGGCATCTCCGACTGGGACCTTGGACGTCAAGCTCCAGGAATCCGCGACCGGGGGCGGGGCGGGCTACACCGACGTCACGGCCGCTCAGATGGCGCAGTTCGGCGGGCCGACCTTCGCGCAGATCACGATCGCCGGGACCTACCGGAAGACGATGGACTTCCGCGGGCTTGCGCGATTCGTCCGCCTGGTCTACACCGGGGCCTCGACGCCGAACTTCAAGATCGGCTCGGTCATGGTCCTCGGAGCCAACGTCGAGAGTTATCCAGTCGCCTAATGACTTGGCTCAAGGCTGATAGCGACACGAGAGGACCTCTCACCCTGGTCGATCCGAAAGGCTACAAGCGCCGGTTCGTCCAGGGTGACGTCTTCGAGGTCGCCGATGCGGCCGAGGTCAAGAGGCTCCTGGCGATCAAGCCGAAGATCGTCTCCGAGGTCAAGGCCCCGGCCAACGCTCCGACGGCCCCCTCGGGATCCGGGAAGTCCGAGCTGGCGGCGACCGTCTACCGGGACGAGGAAAACGCCAAGCGGTTTCTCGTCGTGATTCTCGGAGGTCCCAAGCCCGAAGGTTTTCCGTCCCTCAAGAAGGCCGATGCGGAGGCCCTACTCGCGGAGCGTAAGCTCGAGGCGAAATGGTCCGACGAGATCGCGCCCGACGAGGTCCTGGAGGCTATCAAGCCGAAGGGGCGGTAACCGATGGCCTACGCGGCTCTCGCAAACACCAAGCTATTTTTAGGCGTCGAGGACGACAAGCGCGACTCCGCAATAACGCAGATGATCACCCGGGCCCAGGGCATCGTCGATCAGTGGACCGGGACGTTCTTCGATGATCGGCCCGCCAAGACTGTCAAGACTCAGGCCATGCCGGGGAACGGCCGATACCTGTTCATGCCAGCCAATATCCAATCCGTGACGTCGATCACCGAAGGCGGGACGCTCCTCGTCCAGGGCCCCGACGACGACTATGTCGCATGGGACACCTATATCGAAAAAGTCAAATTTTCTTCATGGGATCCTCGGACGTCGCGAGCGATGGCCGGATGGTCGAAGAAGTCCAAGGACGTCGTCGTCGTCGCCCGCCTGGGATTCTTGGCTGTCCCGACCGACATCGAGCAGCTCACAATGGAGATCGTCGGCGTCATGGGGGGATGGAAAACCAAGAGCTTCACCCAGGACGACGGGGTCGAGCGGACCGTGGTCCTGACCGAGATGCCCAAACCCGTCCAGGACATCGTCGAATATCGCCGGATCCGGATGAGCCAGCCCTTCGAGCTGATCTAATGGGATCGATCGGCGTTTACTCCAACGTAATCAACAAGGTCTACGACGTCCTCGAGGCCGCCAGGGCCTCCGGCCAGCCTCTCGAGCGGGTCAAGGGCGTCCTGTTCGGGGAGAGGGATCGGGTGACGAACCTGGAGCATCCCTATATCAAACTCGTCCTAGATGATCCGCCTCTCGACGAGGAATGGACCGGTGCCAAGAATCAGAGGGGTGGCGAGTATCGACTAATCATTGGCGGGGCGTCCAAGTATGGGGATCAATACAGGCCTTACGGGAGAGTCCAGGGGACGACGGCGATCCGGAATGAGATCCTACGATCGGAGGACCTGGGGACGACCTGGCTCAATACATTCGGATCCGGCCTCGATCTAGATATCGAAGTCCCGGCCCCCCCTGATGGTCAACCCGTCGCCGACCGTCTGAGGGAGATCGACGTCTCCCCGAGTAGCCAAAACTTCTCGGTCGTCCAGACAGGGGCGGTATCCTGGACGGGGGGGAGCTTGCCATTTGCGGCTTCAGTCTACGCCAAAGCAGACGGCGGGGATTGGGTGTTCGTGGACGTCGGGGGAGCGGCCGGGAATGTCAGGGTATGGTTCAACCTGGCGACCGGGGCCGTGGGGAGCGATGTCACAACTGGATCCGGATGGTCCCTGAGTTCCAAGACCCTAGTCGCCTTCGCCGACGCCTACAACGTAGGGACGGGATGGTATCGGATCCAGCTTCTCGGGACGGCGGGGACGGGGACGACGCTGACCATGAGGCTTTCCACGGCGCCCTCAGATGGCGTCGTAAGCTCCACCGGCAATCCGGCCAAGCGGATCCTCTGGAGGGGCGCCCAGGTGGAGCCGAACTCAACCTCGGTTCACCGCTACCTCAAGACCCTCGACGCCATCGGGACGGGATTCGATCCCGCCTTTTCGGAAGGGATCATGCCTCTCATGGAGGACGTTCTGAACGTGTTAGACTCGAACCACGATGCGATTGTTGCCTCGTCCTCGGGAGTTATAGATATGAGTCTGACCGGGAGAGGCTTCCGTCCGATTGGCGACGACGTCTACGGCGGCGAAGTGGTCGCCCGGTTCCGGACCCGGTTCTTGTCCGCGGGGAGGTAGGCGTGATCGAGAAGGCCAAGAATCGAGGGATGGCCCCGGCCGACCGAGAGGCTAACGGCGGGACGGTCAAGATCGTCTGGAAGGGCGACGCCGCCGAGAAATACTGCGAACAGTTCAGATTTCCGAGAGATGTCGAGGTCCAGGTCCCGGCCGACCTGGGGGCCCGACTTGCAAAAGAGGCCGGCTTCGAGGAGACCCGATAATGCCAGCACTTCTTCATAAATCCATAGTCGGAGTAGACAAGGAAAGCACCTGGGGAGTCGGCGTCGCCCCGGTCGAATACGTCGAGGCCGTGTCGTGCGGTCTCCGGATGAACCGGGAGATCATCCTCCAGGCTGGCGTCAATAACACCCGGACCAAGAAAAAGCACGTTACCGGATTGATCACGGCCGGCGGACCCCTGGCCTGGGAGCTGAATCCCGAGGACATGATCGGCCACGTTCTCAAGAGTTTGCTCCCGACCGAAGGCCTGACGGACAACGGCGTCGGCAACGGAGGCAAGCACAACTTCACGCCCGGGGATGCGCTCCCGGTCGGCTACTCTTTTACCAGGACGCTCGACCACAACACCCGGAGATTTTACGGGTGTCAGGTGACGAGCCTCAAACTTGATCAAAGCGCCGAGGGCCTCCTCATGGCGGAGGCGGAGATCGTCGCGAAGAACGAGGAGACGGCTTCCCTCCCTACCGCGACATACACGACCGAAAAGGCCTGGGTCTTCCACCAGGCCGTTATCACGATGGACGGCGGAGACGCCGCCCTCGAGAACTGGTCGGTCGAGATCAATGGGAACCTCAACGCCAAGAGGTCGCGGATCGGTCAGGAGGACGTCCAGGTCCAGACGCCCCACGTTTACGGCGTGACGGGATCCTTCGAGTCGGCCTTCGACTCGTCCGGGACGCTCTCGCAGACCCTCGTCGACAAGTTCAAGACCGGGACCACGGCGGCGCTCAAGCTCAAATGGACGGGGACGGCGATCGGCGGAGGATTCCTCCGGTTCATCGAGGTCGATTGTCCGGTAATCGTCTACAAGGGCGAGCAACCGATCATGGATGGCCCCGACGGCGAGGTCAAGATCAAGCCGACGTTCGAGGCTATCGCGACCGGGGCGTATCTCATCCAGGTCTCCCTCCAGAACAGCCGACGAACGGCTTACTAACCCGATGGCCCAAGTCCGGGTCAGAGGTCTCAAGGAAGCCATAGCGGCCCTCGAGCCCAGGCTGGCCCGCGAGTCGGTGTTCCGTGGGGTCGTGAGATGGAGCCTCGGTTTCCATCGGAGCCTCGTCACGAATACGCACATGACCACCAAGGGGGGCAAGGGGAATATGGCCCGCCG